ACCGTTGGATACAGGAAATTGGGCGCTTTAGTTACCCCGTTCGGAGGCGTCTGCCCCATTACGTTGCCGCTGATCGGGATAAAGCCGCCGAAGTTCTTCATGGTTTCCTTGACGTTCGGATTGCTCCAGAGCGCATTCCAGGAGTCCGGGGCATAGATCGCCAGCCCGCCGTCATACCCGTTGGCGTTCAACCCCTGCTGCGCGGCCATCAGGTCATTGAACGGGTCAGCGGTGGGATCGGTCCAGGGCTTGGCCAGCGTCGTGATGTTGTTGAACCCGTAGTCGATGACGATACTGGTCTTGTTCCGGTAGTTGATCGGGATCTTCCCGGTGAACATGCACTGGCAGCACATCCACTCTTCGGTGCGGGCGATCTCGTCATCCATGTCCATGGTGTCGGCGGCGATCAGGTCAGCCACCCGCTGTTCGGGAGTCTTCCAGTTGTATGGGGTCTCACCCATGCCGGGTACGCTCGCCTCCCTCAGCGTAATCACTCGCGCAGGCGCGATGATGGGCGCTTTGAGGTAAGTCTCCTGAAACGGAATCCTGCGGCCGATGACCTGTCCTTCCAGCGGCAGCACGAACGGCGCCAGACCTCTTGGCCCGAGCCGCGAATCGATCCGGACCACGTCTGAATCGGAAAAATCCCTGCCCGAAAAGAACGAGTCCCGGATGAATGACGGCACCACGTAACGGTGCTCGTAGGATGCGATAAGACTGATTGTGTCCAGTAAACCTGGGAATGCCTGTGGCATAAGAATAGTCTCCTTACTTGTGCGGTGCAGCCTTCGGCGGCGATGGTTGGTGCGGCGGCGGTTGCTGCTGCTGCGGCGGTTGTTGTTTGGCGGCTTCAGCTGGGGCCCCCTCCAGCGGCTCAACTCCGGCCGGTACCGGGTCCAGGCCCAAGTAGGCCTCGTAGCTTTGCTCCAGGCTGATTCCCAGGTCACGCAGCCTGTTATCGAGCGCCCCGTCGGGTGTGATCGCCGCGTTGTTAGCGCTCTCGATTTCCTGGCGCAGAAACAGACCTGCGCGATAAACCATGACCGCAGCGGTCACGTTGACGTTATCGCCGGTAATATCCACGTCATCGGCAAGGACGCCGAAAATGGTTTGGCCGGTAGCGTCAGCGATGCCATCCCAAGGGGTCAGCTGTTTCGTCGCCTTATCGTAGGACATTAACCGGCCAGCCCTCTGCTGACCGGAGTTCGGGTTCAGGTCCGCGTTAAAGGTAGCCCCCACATCCAGGTCTTTGCCGATGATGGTCAGCGGAGCCGGTCTGGTTATCTTTGAATAAGCAGGTGATTGCATAATTAGTTTGCCTTTCCGTTTATCATCCGGTCCTTGTGAGTCTTGAAGGCCTTAGTGACCAGCGCGGACGCCCGAGTCCGCTCATCGGCTGCAGCGGGCACCAGCGGAGCGTCTCCGGCCTTGACCCCGGAAGTCACAGCGGCATCCTTCCGCAGGGCGTTGAGCTGAGCGGTCTGTCCCGACTGGGTCTTCATCACGTTGAAGCACTCCATCGCAATCTGATCGGGATTGCGCCCGTCAGCCTTGGCCGCAGCCACGATGGATTCGATCCCCGGCACCGTCATGGCATCCAGGGCGTTAAGGCGGTTCCGCTCGGTTTCCCTGGCCTCAGCCTGCACGGCGGCGAAGACCTCGGGATGATCGGTCCGCAATTGTTCTTTGGTTATTGTCATAGGCTCCTTCGCCTCCTTCTTGGTTTGGGGTGATTGATCTTTAGGTGGTGACTGCGCGTAAGGGAATTTCGGGGTATTGCGGTAACGGTACCGGGAAAGGTTCATCACCCGGCCCGAACACATGATCTGGGTAGCGCTGACCTTGGCGATAGCCTTGATCCCGCCCCGGATCTGATCGACAAACCCGTAGTCCAGGGCCTCATCGGCGGTCATCCAGGTCTCGCCGGACATCAGCTCCATGATCTTCTCATCGCTGATCTTGTCCTTGACCTGCTCCTTGTAGACCGAAACGATCGGGACGGTAATCTTGCCCAGATCCTCAGCCGCCTTGATGTGGGCCTCCTCGTTGCCCATGGTGATCGCCCAGGGCTTATGGATCATGTAATTGGTGTTGTGGCGGGCAATCACCTCGTCAGCGGCGCAGGCGATCAGGGTGGCCGCGCTGGCACAAACTCCGTCTACGTATGCGGTCTTGGCTGCCGGGTGATCCTTGACGATCGAATGAATGGCCTGGGCTGTAAAGGCATCGCCGCCCAGGCAGTTGATGTGGATGTTCAGCCGCTTGATGTCGCCCAGCCCTTTTAGCTCATCGGAGAAGTTCTTGACGGTTATCCCGCCACCGGTCCAGAAATCCTCGCCGATCTCCTCATAGATCCGCATGATCGCGGTCGTGGGCTGATCCCCCGGAGGCACGTCGGCGCTGACCGCCTCCAGCTCGCCCTCGGAAAGATCGCCCGCCTGCTCGATCACGGCCTCTTCGGCATCAAGCCGGAACAGTTCAATACCAATCCCGGCGGCATGTCCTGGATTATTGCGCACGGTCGCCCGCAAATAAGCTTTATGCATGATTTTCTCTTATCCTCCTGTAACGCCCTGCTGGGTCATATCGGTTTCGGGCCAGAGCCCGTCACCACCGCCAGCGGTTTCATCCGCGCCGGTCGGGTTGGCGGTGCCGTCTCCACCGGCGGTGGCCGGGATGGGCGCGGCCTTGGTGTCCTGCAGCCGGGCATAAGGGAGCCCGACCGACTGGCAGACTTCGGCCTCGATTGACTGCTGGATGGTGTTGGCCCGCCAGTCGCTCCCGTTCAGCTCCAGCGATTCCCGCTCCAGGGTGGAAGCGCCCAGCTTGATCCGGCGCTCGGCAGCCATCACCTCTTTCAAGGGGTCGATGGAGCCGGGCGAGCTTCCGCTCCAGCTGCACTTGGTCCAGGCCCGCTGAATCCGCGGATCGGTGAAGAAGCCCGGCGCGTCGATGATCCCCTTGGCTACGGCCTCCATCATCCAGGCCAGATAGATCGGCTGGCAGAACTGATCCACTAGAAGCTGGCGCAGAACCTTGACCCTGCGCCAGAACTCCAGCAGGGAAGCCCGGCTTGCCGAATAGGAAGAGTTGAACTGCTTGAGCAGAACCTCAAAAGGGATGCCCAGGCAGGCACCGATGAATTTACAGAGCGCGATGACGTAAGGTTCGAACTGGCTTTCCGGCCCCGCGTTGGTCGGGAAGGCGATGGAGTCTCCGGGCCTCATCCAGTTGATGATGCCGGGTCCGAGCTTGACCAGATAAGGGTTGCGGTCAACCATGTCCTTGATCATGTCCTGGTCCACCATTCCGGTGAACATCTCGGTGGAAGGCATCGCCGAGGTGATGAAGGCCGTGAAATAGCTCTTGATCACGTTCTGCACCGTGGTCGATTCGACGTACCGCTGCAGGTTCTTCATCTCGGTCAGGCACTTGGACATCAGCGGCACTGCCCTGCGCTGCTCGGGCCGCTCCATCTCGGCGATCAGCAGGGCAATCGGACGGCCGGTATCGCCGAAGGCCGGGATACGGGTGGCGTCATTGGTCAGGCCCGGACCCAGCATGACGTTCAAGGCCGGCATGGCCAGCGGGTGATACCGGGTTACCCAGTAGGCATCGACCTCCCCGTCATCGGTCAGCTCAACCCCGCCGAAGGTCTTGAACTGCCCGTCCTTGGTCGGGTCAAACTGGTTAGGGGCACGCGTAAACAGCCAGGGGTTAGCCACCCGGTCGGCCTCGATCAACCGCACCTTGGTTTCGTAGATCCCGCCCGGACGCGTCTTCATGGGGAGCAGCGCCAGGATGTCGCCCGAGATGCACTGGTTGACGAAGGCCAGATCCTGCAGCTGGTAAAAGGTGGAGCGCCGGTTCCAGTCGCACTCCACGGTATCGGCGAATACATCGAACTCGTCACTGAGGAACTTGTTTATCACCGCTGTTTCCTGGGCGTCCTTGCCCAGCACCGGGCCGTCGACCTGAGGCATGACCGTCAGGCCGTTGCCGACCGTGTTGATGCGCAGAGTCAGGATGGCCCCGCCCGCGATAGGCGAGCCCATGAAGAGGTCCCGGCTGCGCTGGCGCAGGAGCGGCAGGTTGTAGATGATGTCCTGATCAGCCCCGGCGCTGAAGGCGTTCCATTCCTCCAGCCCGACCTTGCGGCGGCTGGCCCCGTAACTGCCGTAGCCGAAGCGGTTGGGAGCGCCAGTCGGGTTGATGTTCAGGAAGGAGCCGGGCATTGGGGCGGCATTCTGAAACCGCCCGTTAGCGGCCCTTGATCTGCCTTTGGCTTTGCCTTGGACCTTCATCAGCTAGA